ACAATCTGCCATTGAAGAAGCAGTTCTTGCTATAATAGAACGAGGTATCACAAAAAAACTTTGGAGTTATAAAGGATGAGAATAATATTTTTAATATTTCTATCTTTATTTAGTGTAAATATTTTTACAGCTGACAACGAAGTATCTATAGACCAAGCAGGTGCGACAGCCAATTTAGATATTGAACAGATGGGTTCTGGCAACTTAATCGGTGGAGCTACAGCTGTATCTGGAACTATGACACCACTAGACTTAGATGGCACAACAATGACCCTAGACATAAATCAGCTTGGAAATTCTAATATTTTCAAAGGTGACATTTATGCTGATAACTATACTGGTTTCTTTGAATTTACTGGTGACTCAAATACTTTTAGTATGCAAACAGACCCTGATAATACTTATGGAGCCGATAGCTCAAACATAAATGTTCAAGTATCAGGTGGCTCCAACGTCTTCACTTATACACAAGCAACTACAGCACAGGCTTCTGCACTTGATTTAGATTGGACTATAAATGGCTCAAACAACAGCATAACCTCAGCAATAGACCAAGACCTTGCTACTAATTACATGAACATTGATGGTTCTGATAACACAGTTACATTCGATGGTGATGGCTACCAAGGTGCTTATTTTCATTTAACACACACAGGTGGTTCGAGAACAATTAACGTATCACAACAGAGTACCCTTGATAATGACTGGCTTAAGATTACTAGCAATGGTTCTAATGGTACTTTCTGTATCAACCAAAACGACCAAGGCACAAGCACAAGCTGTCCTTGATATTGGCACAGTAGAAGAAGTATCTGGCTTTGCCAGAATAGAACGAGATAAAAATTACAACGTAGTCACAGACTTTGGCATTCAATCTTATGACAAAGCTCAGACCGAGGCTGGGCGTATGGGCATTAGATTTGTTGATGACACTACCATAAGAATTACCGAACACTCTAAAGTAGTTATAGACGAGTTTGTCTTTGACCCCAATCCTGACAATTCCAAATTAGCTCTTAATTTTGTAAAAGGCACAGCCAGATTTACTTCAAGTCTGACTGGCATGATTTCTAAAAAAAACATCAAGATAAAAACCAATAGTGCTGTGGTTGGTATCAGAGGCACTGATTTTACAATTA